TTGATTTTAGGTCATTAGTAATAAACATTGACATACCTCATATACCTCAGCCAGAAAACAATACTACCCCAGCCAGAAATCTGGCTAACCCCTCAGCCGAAAAACTGGCACATAATATAATAGATAATTATACTAATAAAAAAGAATTAATAATAAATATATCTTTTAGTGATTTTTGGGATTTATATGATAAGAAGGTTGGTAGTAGAAGTAAGTTAGAAAAGAAATGGAACTCTTTGACTAATGAACAAAGAGAAATAGCTATGAAACATATACCTAAATACAAAACTTCACAACCTGATAAGAAGTTTCGTAAAAATCCTGAAACATATCTTAACAATGAATCTTTTTATGATGAAATCATAATTGAACAACCAAGATACAATCAACAAGTAGATACAAAAAATGTAAAAATTAAAGGATTATGATAGAAGCTACTAACCTACCTAAAAACCTCGAACTAGAAAAAAATATACTTGGATCATTATTAATAGATAAGAATGCTTTACCATTGGTAATTGGATTGCTTAATGAAGATGTTTTCTATGACCTTAAACACAAGAAGATATTTTCTACTATAAAATCAATGTTTGACAAGCATATTTCTATAGACATCACCACTATAGCCCAAAAACTACAAGGTGACAAAGCTATGGATGAAGTAGGTGGTGCTTACTATCTATCTAAGCTGACTGACAACATCGTACACACTAACCATCTTAACACTCATATTGAGATGGTAGTTGAGCTGTATAAGAAACGTCAAGCCTACCTAACCCTGATACAAAAATCTAGTGAGTTCCTACACCCTGATACTGAATCACTTGAGTCAATAAGTTCACTAATTAGTAAACTTTTGGGTTTACAAGAGTTTGGTAATATCTACGAACAGACTATAGATCAGATAGTTATGTCAGTAATAACCAAAAGAGACATGGCTAATAAAGGTGAGTTATTAGGGTTTGATACAGGATTTACCGATCTAAATACTACCATTGGTGGATGGTGTGCTCCTGACATGGTTGTGGTAGCTGCTAGACCAGGTGCAGGTAAGACTGCCTTCATGCTTTCTTCGGTTTATCACTTAGCTATCTTAAAAAACGTTTCTACGGCTATTTTTAGCCTCGAAATGAGCTCCGAACAGCTAGTTGAAAGGTTAGAGTCAATAACCTCACAAGTGCCCTTAAAACGGCTTAGAATGAATATTTTGAATGACTATGAAAAAGACGTAGTTATGAAGGCTGATGACAAGATAATCCAAGCACCTATCTACATAGACGATACTGGTGGGTTAAATATCAGTCAGTTAAGGGCTAAAGCTACCATTTTAAAGCAGAAATATGGCATTAAGGTGATTTTTATAGATTATCTACAGCTAATGTCAGGTCAAGGAAAGTCTAACCAAAATAGAGAGCAAGAGGTTAGCACAATAAGTAGAAACATAAAAGCGTTAGCTAAAGAACTAGAAGTTCCCATTATAGCCTTGTCTCAGTTAAGCAGAAGAGTGGAAGAAAGGGCTGATAAAATACCACAACTTTCTGACCTTAGAGAATCAGGATCAATCGAGCAAGATGCTGACATTGTAGTGATGCTTATGCGACCTGAATACTATGAGATGCAAGAGTCAGTAGAGATTAAGGGTAAGGAATACCATCCTAATGGGCTTGTTATATGCAAGGTAGAAAAGAATAGACATGGCATAACAACAAACATTCCTTTAAGATTTATAGGAGAAACTATAACCATACAAAACCATAACGAATAACTATGAAACAATTTGTAGATAGAGAAGTTCTTTTACAAGTTAAAAGAATTTACAGTCAAGATGAAGTAATTTCTGATTTGCACAGGCAACTTAGGGAAGCAAATTTTGAAATAGGAGTATTACAAAGTCAAATTGCTGAACTTGAAGATGAAAATAAAGTTCTTCGTAAAAATGGAGAAAGAAATAGACAAGATGAATATATAAAAAACTTAAAAATAGTAATAGAGCAAACATTAAAATCCAAGCAGAAATATAAAAGACTAAGTGAAGAATTAATGTATAAAAATGCAGATTTGAATTTTAAGCTAAATAACCATAACCAATAACTATGAAAACAGCAATGCAAGAGTTAGTTGAGCATATTCAAATTAATGCTACAAAGTTTAGTTTGATGAATACTTATAACATTTTAAAGGAAATTGAACCTTATCTTGAAAAAGAAAAAAAGCAGATAATAGATGCTTACTATGGAGGTGTAAAACTATTGTCAGGCGATATAGAATCGGCAGCAAAACATTATTATTACCAAACTTATAACCAAAACAAATAACATGGAAGAGCAATACATCTTAATGAGAGATGCCGTCATTAAAATAAAGATGACTAGACAAGCTAACGACAAAGACTTAATGGATACTATAGAAAAAGTAAGTAACATAATACACAAATACGATGGAGAAACCGAATCCAGGAAACTACCGAAACAAAAGAAAGTTCGAAATAGACCTAGCAAAATATGAGGATGGTACATATAACGCATTAAGGCTATTTGCTAAGAATACTAAGATAATGGTCATCACAGACTTAAAAGCCTTACAAAGAGGTTATATATGGTTGGAGTATGAAAGGGATGGTAAGCCATCAGGTATAGCAGATATGAGAGTAGAGTTCTTTGCAATTAACTTAGATATTCGTCACAGGATATATTTTATGAGAGCTGATTTACTACGTCAAAAAGCTCGTAGATATTTTAAAATCAGCAAGTTAAAGTACAAGGATAAGGTACGATATGTGAAGATGCATATGACTGAGTTCATCCGTTACGATTAAATATATTAAATATATTATACTAACTTTGACTAATGGCATACATGACAGCAAGTGATTTAACCAAGATGATGCTGGATTATTTAAAGAGTAGAGGTAATGATGTTTGGAGAAATAATAATCTAGCAGTTAAGGGTAGATCATTCATAGGAAGGAAAGGAGTACCTGATGTAATTGGTTACTCTAAAAAGTATGGTCAGTTTATAGCTTGTGAAGTAAAAGCTATAGGTGATAGAATAAGCCCTGACCAGATGTTGTTCCTTACTAACTTAGCAATAGCAGGAGGTATTGCAATGATATGTCAGCAGGTCAGAGACGAATCAATAATTGTAAAAATATTTAATAACGATGGCGAAAGCAAAGACTACGAGTTCGCAGAAGGTGAACTTCGGAAAAAGGAAAATGGGTAAGGCAAAGAAATCTTATAACAAACACTCCCCTAAGCCAAAGGATTACAGAGGTCAGGGTAGATAAAACAAATAATATGGAAAATATAGAATTAGAAAACAAAGAACTAAAAGCACCTAAAGTAACTAAAAAGCAAAAAGAATTTGTTTCAGAAGAAACTATTGTTACTTTTGAGGAGATATTAAAAGACTATGCTATTGAATTAAAGTATAGACCTTTTATAAAGAAATTAGTTAACGAATACAGAAAGAATGGATAATGAAAATTATGACAGCGTAGTAACTGAAGTTATTAATCGTTACAAGGATAGGGCTAATTTAGGTTTAAATAAATATGGCACAACACTTGATAGAGATGACCTAACTACGGAACAATGGTTAGATCATGCAATAGAAGAAGCGTTAGACTTAAGCTTGTATTTAACCAAATTGAAACAAAATTTCAAAAAGAGTATTTAATCATAAAACAAATAACATGGCAACAACAAAAAATGAAGATTTCTTAGGCAGATGCCAAACAATGAAATCAGCTTATGGTTCTTTTAAGAAAGTATCATTTGGTCCAGATGACTTAAAGAAAATGAACGAATGGGCTAAAGACAACAAAGGTTGGGTTAACATCCTAATCAAGACTAAAAAGACAACATCTCCAGATCAATCAGATTTCTATGTAACTATGGATACATGGAAACCAGACGGAGGTAATTACAAAAAAGATTTACCATTCTAATATGAAATTAGTTATACAAATGTTTTTAAACATTGTAGCATTATTGATAGTGCTATATTTACCATTTGCTTTTATAGTAAATGAGTTTAATCCTTTAGAATGGAATATTTACATCAGAGCATTATATGTACTTAGTTATGTAGCTGTAATAACCTTCGGATTAGAACAATACAAAAAGAAATAATTTGTGTTTTGTAGTTTATAGTTTAAAGTGAAAGGGTAGTAGAAATACTACCTTTTTTTATGCAATAAAAAGTCCCTCGTAGAAACGAAGGACGTAAAATCAAAGTCAAATTAAAGAAACTATATGTGTAAAATTAATAAGCTCATTTGAATCCACCAAATATTTTTGTATCTTTGTTTTGAACGTACCAGGTTCATTTAAAACTTATTTGGCTAAGGATGAAACAGTACTGGTACTACTGTGGATTCCGAAGCCATTTTTATTTTATGAAAAGAATAAAAGATTACGAGAATTACTCAATTACCGAAGATGGTAAAGTATGGAGCCATTTTAACTCTATTTATGTAAAACAAAATGCAAACCCCAAAGGTTATTTATTTGTTAATTTATATAATAAAAATGGAGCAAAAAAGAAAAGGGTTCATAGGCTGGTAGCTGAAGCTTATATTCCTAATTTAGAAAATAAGCCATTTATTAATCATATTAATTGCGACAAAAAGGATAATAATATTTCAAATTTAGAATGGTGTACTTGTTCCGAAAACGCCAAACATGCTTGGGATAATGGGTTGCAAAAAAGGCAAAGAGGTAATGCTAAAAAAGTTTTAAATGTTAAAACTAATCAGATTTTTAGATGTATAACAGATGCAGCAAATTCTCAAAATATCAAATATGATACACTAAAGAAAAAACTAAATGGCACTTGTAGAAATAATACAGATTTTATATTAGCATAAAAAACCCCCAGATTTTACTTGGGGGCTTTAACCATAATCCAACACAACATGAGAGCATCTTATTGACTACGATTGGTTTTATCGTAGAACTTAGTTAATACTGATCCGTAGAGAACGCTTTGTAGTCTATTTACAAAGCTATCCATAGACTCATCCAAATGGAAATAGTCCTCAGATTGCATATAGATGAAACACCTTTCGGCATCTTCATCGTCAGGTACTACACTCTCTACTAAATGAACATTGATATACGAGTCCACTGGTTCGTAGCTTTCCTCGTACTCATAGCTGTCATCCTCCGTAAGTTGTGTTATGTGCATTAACATTTAGTACACTATTTTTAAGTACAGTTAGTCTTAGCTCCCTAATAATCAATTGCAATTTTGCTTCCAAATACTGCTTCTCTTTCATTAACTCGGCAATCTTAACATCTGCTTCTCTACTCATACAAATTTACGTTTTAATTATTTTAGATAAAAAAGTGCATACCTAATTGATTATCAATTAAATACGCACTCTAGTTTTTAGAACTACTGCCTTATTTCGTCTTGGGTAGTCTTATTATTTTACTACCTAAAGGCATCGGAACAAATATAGCAATTCTTCCACCATCTAAAACCACTCCACATCCTAATGTTGGTC